CCTGACTCTTCTCTCCCTGAGACGATCCGAACAGTGCCAGACTCACCATTTAATAAACCTGATACGCTTGATTTCGATGCAGAATGATGTGGAAATAAAACAGACCTCACGAGGGGTCGGGCTAATTGGCAGCACTGAGCCTAGAATCCACACGTTACTTTTAAAAGGTCGCACAAAGTCGCAAGAGGTTGCAGACTTGGCTGAGAAAATAGGTTTACCTTTAATCCCCTGGCAACGCTGGGTACTAGATGATTTACTAGCTGTAGATGATGCAGATACCTGGCGTAAGAAAACTGCTTTAGTGCTTGTAGCTCGTCAAAATGGCAAGACCCACCTAGCACGTATGTTGATCCTAAGCCATCTATTCTTGTGGGGCTCTAAGAATGTCCTGGGTATGTCCTCTAATCGAAATATGGCATTAGATACCTTTAGACAAGTTGCTTACACAATAGAAGACAATCAGTTTTTAAAAGATCAAGTAAGACAGATACGCCTGGCTAATGGTCAAGAATCTATAACCCTACTTAATGGCGCTAGGTATGAAATTGCAGCAGCTACTAGAGATGCACCACGTGGTAAAACCGCAGATTTCCTGTATATCGATGAGTTAAGAGAGTGGACACAAGAATCGTTTACAGCCGCACTGCCAGTAACACGTGCGAGACCTAACGCTATGACTCTAATGACCAGTAACGCAGGTGATGGCTTTAGCACTGTGCTTAATGATCTAAGAGAACGTTGCCTATCATACCCACCTGAGAATTTAGGATTTTATGAGTACAGCGCACCACAGCATTCTAAAATAAATGATCGTAAAGCCTGGGCTATGGCTAATCCAGCATTAGGGCATTTAATAACTGAACAGACATTAGAAGAATCGGTTAGCACTAACAGCATAGAAGCTACTAAGACTGAGATGCTTTGTATGTGGGTAGATAGCACTGTCAGCCCCTGGGTATATGGATCAATCGAGCAGTGCAGCGATAGCAGCTTAGAGATACCTGTCGGGCCACAGACAATTATGGCATTCGATATTGCACCGACAAGGCGATCTGGGGCGCTCGTTATGGGTCAGGTCAAAGATGGCAAGATAGCAGTTGGCCTAGCACAGCTGTGGCATAGCGATATAGCGATAGATGAAATTAAAATGGCTAGTGATATAAATGAGTGGGCACGTAAGTATCATCCACACACGATCTGCTATGACAAGTACGCCACGCAAACTATTGCTACAAGACTTGAACAAAGTGGCTGGAGATTACAAGACGTATCGGGCCAGGCATTTTACCAGGCGTGCTCAGACCTTGCCGATGGCCTAGCTAATAATCGAGTAGTCCATTCTGGGCAGGCAGAGCTAGTACAACATTTAAATAACTGTGCCGCTAAGACTAACGATGCTGGCTGGCGCATAATACGTAGAAAATCAGCAGGCGATGTTACAGCCGCTATATCACTGGCTATGGTTGTAAGTCAATTAACAAAACCACAACAAACTGCGCAAATCTTTGTGTAATTTGCACCATTAGTCCGATTTATGGTATAAACTATACATATGGGTCTATTGTCTGCTTTGGGTATAAACAAAAAAACGGAATCTGTCCAAGCGCAATACGCCCCTGCCATTATGGACACAGCTTATGGCTATGGTTCATTTACAACTGGTGTCGGTAATTTCCCTGGTGGATTAGATCGCAACTTTGCGATGCAAGTACCAGCAGTTAGCCGTTGCAGAAATCTTATAGCTGGTGTAGTTTCTTACTTGCCATTAGGTCTTTACAAAAAGTCTAGTGGTGAGGCGTTGGGGAACCCTCTCTGGATCGACCAACCAGACTATCGGCAACCTAGATCCGTCACAATATCCTGGACTGTCGATAGTTTGTTGTTTTATGGTGTTGCTTACTGGCGTGTTACAGAATTATATGCAGATGATTTAAGACCATCACGATTTGAGTGGGTCGCTAATAACCGAGTTACATTTACTACAAATAAATTTGGCACAGAAGTTGAGAAGTATTATGTAGATGGCGTTGATGCACCTATGTCTGGTATTGGATCTCTCATTACATTCCAAGGCCTAACACAAGGTGTATTACAAACCGCAGCACGCACAATCCAAAGCGCATTAGATTTAGAAAAAGCGGCAGCTATATCTGCTGCAACACCAATGGCTACAGGGTTCATAAAAAACACAGGCGCAGATATGCCAGAAGCGCAGGTACAAGGATTATTAGCTGCTTGGAAATCAGCACGTCAAAATAGAAGTACAGCATATTTAACTAGCACTTTATCTTACGAGCCAGTGGGTTTTAGTCCTAAAGATATGATGTACAACGACAGTCAGCAATACTTAGCGACGCAAATTGCTAGAGCTATGAACGTGCCTGCTTATTACATATCTGCCGACATGAATAACAGTATGACGTATCAAAACATTATTGATGGTCGCAAAGAGTTTGTCGCTTATTCATTACAGCCATTTATTTGCGCTATTGAGGATAGACTTAGTTTAGATGACGTAACGGCACGAGGACATTCCGTAAAATTCAAAATCGAAGAATCGTTTTTAAGAGCAGACACAATGAAGCGACTAGAAGCATTAGAGAAAATGATTAATCTAGGTTTAATTGATGTTGAACAAGCCAAAGAAATGGAACAAATGACACCTAACGGGAGAGAACAAGACGATGATACTTACATTCAGTAGCCAGGTAGAAGCTGCGGATACAGAGCGCAGAATAATCGCTGGCAAAATTGTGCCATTTGAAGAAGTAGGCAATACCTCAGTAGGTAAAGTGGTCTTTGCTAAAGGCTCTATTGAGATCGGTGACCCAGGCAAGGTTAAGATGCTTATGCAACACAGCTCAGAGCGCCCTATTGGAAGAATGCAAAAATTTAACCAAGCAGAAGATGGCATTTATGCATCATTTAAGATAAGCGCATCAATGCAAGGTCAAGATGCTTTAATCCTTGCAGGTGAGCAGTTGATCGATGGATTATCAGTCGGTGTAGATGTTAATAAGTCTGTACAGAAAAAAGATTATTTATATGTAACCAGTGCAACCCTACGTGAGGTCAGCCTGGTCGAAACGCCTGCATTTAGTGCAGCGCAAGTAACTAAAGTTGCTGCTAGCGAGAGCGAAGCAGAGACACCAATCGAAACTAAAGAAAGCGAGGCTCCTGTGGAAGATTTAGCAACAGCGCCACAAGAAGCAAAGGCAGAGGCTGCTACTCCTACAGTAGAAGCCGCACGCCCAACAATTACAGCACCACTAATCACAACTTCAGTACGTTCACCAATTAACTCAATGGCGAAGTACACAGAGCACAAGATCAAAGCTGCCCTAGGTAGCGATGAATCTAAGCTTTATATTGCTGCGGCAGATGACTCATTTTCAACTAACCCAGCATTCAATCCAACTCAATTTTTAACTGAGTTTGTAACTAACACACGTTTTGGCACACCAACAATCGATGCTTGCTCACAAGGCACACTGCCAGCATCAGGTATGACAATTCAAGTACCATCTTTGGTAACTTCCGCAGGTGGTGGCACAGGTGTAGCACCAGTCGTAACTGTTGAGGCAGAGGCTGGCGCAGTACAAAATACAGGTATGGAGACTGCTTACCTATCAGGTACAGTGTCTAAGTACTCAGGTATGAATACATTATCTGTTGAGTTGTTAGAGCGTTCAGACCCTAACTTCTACGCAGAGTTAACACAACAGCTACAAAATGCGTATTTGACAACTATTGACACTGCAGCATTAACAGCTTTGTTAGCAGCAGGCACATCTGCATCAGCAGTATCAGCAGATAGCGATGGAATCGTTGCATACACAGCACAAGCAGCAGCAGCTGTTTACAAAAACACTGGCTACTTTGCTCAGAACTACATCGGCAACCCAGCACAATGGCAAGCACTAATGGGCGCACTTGATAACACAGGTCGACCAATTTACAATGCAATTCAGCCAATGAATGCAGGCGGAGATGTACGTCCATCCTCAATCCGTGGAAATGTATTGGGACTTGATCTATACGTAGACAAGAACTTCTCACAGACTGCATTTGATGATAACTCAGCTGTAATTATTGCACCAGAGGCATTTACTGTATACCGCAGCCCACAGGCATATATGAGCGTAAATGTCGTAAGTAATTTGCAAGTACAGGTGGCAATTTATGGGTTTATGGCAACAATCGCCAAAATGCCTTACGGAATCATCAAGTTCGCAGCAACACCTTAATAAAACAAAATCAGTAATCTCTGGGGTTTAGTAGCCCTAGCCCCAGAGAGCTATTAGCAAAGGAGTAGAGATGCCAGCAACGTTTGTTACAACAGCCGAGTTACGGGCTAATCTTGGTATTGGTTCACTTTACTCCGATGCAACAGTAGAAGAATGCTGTCAATCAGCAGAAGATTTAATCCAACAATACTTATGGCACAATGATGCCCCAGTAGTAGGCACAGCATTACAAGATAACGTGGCAACACTTATGCTTTCTAATCCGAACGCATTTGTAACAGGTCAACAAATAGTAGTAAGCGCTTGTGGTTCAACATTTAATGGCACTTACAC